GTTCTTCATGTTGGTTGGCCTATGCTTTATACCAAATATGATGCTGAGTATAGAGGAAAGGTAAAAATTACTGATAATAACTCATACCAAGGACTTATCGGAGTTTCTTTGTGGGGAGCTCATACGCTACCAGGGATTATTACAAGAAATGTAGAAATTGCAAAAAATTACTTACAATCTCACTTGGGTGGTCATGGATTTAAACCAGGCAGTGGTATTGAGTTTAGAGATGGACTTAGATATGATGCTAGTTTCTTCAGAAACATAAAAGTGCTAGATAACATAATTGAATTTACATACTCTAAGTATACATCCCTAGCTAACAAAATAACATTTACTACAAATACAATTATAACTACCGGGGACGATTTTAAGGATTTTGCAGTAGGCGATTATGTCTTGATTATAGGATGTACTGTAAATGCTAGTAATAATAAAAGCTTATATATTACTGGGGTTGCTCCTAAACAGCTATCTTTTGCTGCTGGGTCATTTGTTGCAGGGGCTGAAACTGCAGTTATAACAGTTAGAATTAATTACACTGATTCTATGGCATTATCTTTAGCGCCTGAGTATTGTGGAGCGATAAAAGGCGTAACCAATAACTCCATAGAAGGCTTAACCATAGAAGGAAATATTGTATATGGTTGGCCTTGGGCTGCACTACATTTTAGAGCATTGCAAGAGAGAGGAACAAATCAGCACAAGCGAATTAAGGCATATAACAACGACTTTACAGACTGTGCTTATTGTGTTCCCTATGTTGCATCTGGCATACCATGGCAAGGTGAAGTTTGTATCGAGGATTGTTCCGACGTTGATATTCAATTTAATACCTTCACAAAAGGCGGTACGTTCAATAAGACTTGCATAAAACTACTATCTATTGGCGATCACGGTGTATCAGGATTAAAATTCTTAAATAATAAAGTATCCACGCTCACGGCTAGAGAAATTGAATACGAAAGCTTACCAGTAGTACAAGCCATGATAACTGATGTTCCCGAGTTTCTAGCGCTTGGTTGCCCACCTGAAATTAAACCTTCAGGGCAAGGAACTGCATTGCCATCAACAGCTGGTACGATTGCTGTAACAATGAACGGAACAATCAAGTTACTCACACCTACAGGAGATTGTACCCTAAACGCTACTGGTGGCGTAGTAGGTCAAAGTTGTAGCTTTAAAATTACTACATCAGGCGTGACAAGTTTTAATATAACATTCGGAACTAACTTTAAATCTATAGGGGTACTTGCAACTGGAACAACAACAGCTAAGACATTTATTATACCATTTATTTGTGATGGCACAACATGGTGGGAAGATGGTGCAAGAACAGGTGCAATGTAAATTTTAAACTTATATAGGACGAAGGGAGGTTCCTTTTGAATAGTTCAATGAAAAGAAGAAAAGGAAATAAGAAACTCGCTACTGCAATAGTAAAAAATGCTTCGGATTTGGCATCTTTGTCGCAACAAATGGGAACCGTTACTATACTAGACCAAGATCCTGTTTCTCCGAAAATCGGTCAAATGTGGTTACTTAGGGTTGTTGGATTGTTTTTTGATTCATTTACTGGTGTAAACAGTGATCCTCTATCTTCTAATTGGGAAGTTACCAATGGAATTAAAACGGGGTATAGTGGAACTAAAGCATCGACAAACAAAATAGATATACAGTCAAATAAAGCACAAATAAACATTGCTTCAGGAACAACAATCTCTGATGCTGGAAAAGTAGATATAAAAGCAAGGATGAAAAAAATAAAAGTTGATTGGACAAGTCAGAACAGGATTATCAAATGGAAATGTGAACCTTATAATACCCTGTCTACATTGGGGATTGCATTAAATTCAACAATAGTAACAGAAGGCGGTAACGTAATAAGTGCATATACATTAAGGGTTATTAATGACACTACAAAGTGTTATCTGCAAGCAATTGCAAATGCGAGCTTAACAGTAAATCAAAATTTTTTACATGGAAAAACAATAAATCAAGTGTCTGAATTTACACTTGAAATTGGAGCGAATAGCACATTCATTAAATTGTATCAAGATGATGTGTTGAAACTAACCATTGATAGTCCAACTCTAAGCAGTACCTCGGCTTGGCTATACTTATTTGCAGAAACATCTTCAACAGACGTTAAAACCGCAAGATTTGACGATGTATATATAGACTAGGTGGTGTAAAATGAGCAGATATGAAGTTTCTATAGTTGAATATAATACAGAATATAAAGTAATAGGCAATCATATTGATGGACGTATATTTGCGGTTAAGCTTGATGGTAGTAATGGATTATATGTGGTAGATCGAAATTTAAACCTTGTTACAACACTCAATGAAACTTTACCTAATTCTGTTTTAAATGGTGTGAATGAGTGTCGTATTTTAAACTCAGGCATTATGATTGTATGGGGCATCTATCAATATACGCCATTAACAACCAAGATTTACAGAAGTACAGATACATCATTTTCGTCATTTGAGGTTGCAATAGAAATGAGGTCGGATACTTGCTTAATAGAAAAATCTTTAGATGTAAGCACGGAAGATGATACTATCATGTTTTGTGAGTACACAATGAAACCAAAGGCTAACGGGTTATGGACGGAACCAACAACATTATATGTGTATAAGAGTAGCGATTCGGGTCTTACATGGAATACTGTGTTTTCTCAAAGTAGGATTCCATTATTTGATGGAGATACTGATTTTATTAGGCACTTTCATTCAATAAGATATGATAGATACATTAATAAATTTTGGATAACATCTGGAGATGCTGGTGACGAATGTGCTATGTGGACAATAAGTGCAGATGGTACAAATGCAGATATTAAATTTAGACACAGTGGAGATGGTCAAATATATAGGACAACAAGTTTAATGTTTGAAGATGGATACGTTCATTGGGGTTCCGATTCTCCTTTGGCGAGTGGCTATGGCTTTATGAAATATAACAGGCTAACCGAAGAAATAACTAAACTGCAAAAACCTAATGACGCTATAAGAATCACCGATAAACTAAATACAATATTTGGGGACTTATTAATTGGGCAAAAATCATATGAAGGAAATGTTGGAAATGAAGAAGCCACTGCTGAAATGTTTTTATATTCTGAAGAAGAAAATGCATGGTATCCTGTAATTAAATTTACAGCAATAAATACTTCAACTAGCGATTATGCTATGATATTTCAAATGATAAGCAATTTTGATAACAGGCTATTCTTAACTGCAACAAGAATTAAAGATGTAAATAATGTTAATAGGAGCGTTGTTACATTAATATTAGATTTAGCAATTAAAAAGATGAATATCTCCCCATTATCTGCATTAATTAAGAATAATGAAGATATTCAATTTTCCGTTACAAACTCATTTTTACAAGACATATCTGGAAATGTATCATGGTATTCATCGAATCCATCAATAGGTGTAATTACAAGCGGAGGACTATTTTCAGCTAAATCTACAGGAGTTGTTAGATTAATATGTATTGACACCTTGTATGGAGGGTATTCCTCAGTATGGGTCACAATTATGGACTCAACTGCCAGTAACAATGGTGCTGTCAAGATAAATATAAGTGATATTGAAGCTATAACAATTCCAATTTATGATGTCGCTGATGATCCTTATAATAAAGCACTTAGATTAAGAGTTCAAACCGAAGAAGCAGAAGCAAAAGCATTTAAGATAAATGCATTAGTTCAATCTAGTAAAATTCCAATATTAAAAATAAATACAGAAGAAGGTATAAGGGAAATTACAAGTTTTGAATAAAATTAGTTTTACATAAGGTTTATATTGCGAAGTACTAAATTAAGAAATACTTACATAAAAAGAAGGTGAAAATGATGGCATTTTTTGGAATTGGTTTTGCTAAATCGAGAGATAAACCAAAAGATATGCAGACAGGTAGACAGACACAAATTGGAAATGGTTACTCCACTACTCTATCTCCTTATTCTTCGAGGACAAACGATGCGCTTGCCACACTTCGAGGCATTAGGGATGAAGCTCAAGCATTAGAGTTTTTGAAAAAGACTAATCCAGATGTATCAATGGCGGTTTGGAACTTCGTAAGGCTTGCCAATCAAGGCAACGATACTCAGTTTTATTCTGTAGATGGAAAAACAAGGGATACTGTTCTAGAAGGTGAATGGCGTGATTTTGCATCACGAATTAATGAAATAAGTAATTCAGGGCTTGATGGACTGATAGATCAGTTGCATTACAGCTCTTTTTTATTGGGTGCTATGGGAGCCGAGGTTGAAGTCACCAGTGATAGAAATGACATATACGATGTCTACCCTGTTAAGCCACAAACAATAAAATGGGAGTTGCAAGATATTAATGGCCGTAAAACGTGGGTGCCATATCAATATCAAATGGGTAAAAAAGTATTGCTTGATAAAGCACACGCAAATTTCTTTTGGGTGCCTGCTGACCCCGATATTGGTGATCCAAGAGGTTCATTATCAATGGCATCTGTTCTTCAAGCTGTTGATTTTCAGATGCAAATTCTTCAGGACTTACAAGCTGTTCTCCACCACCAAGGCTATCCTAGAAATGACATTGCAATCGATTTAGAAAGACTTATGACTATCTGCCCTGCTCATATCAAGCAAGATGCTACAAAGCTAAAAGAATGGACAACAGCACAATTTAGCAATGTGGTTGGCATGATGGAAAAAATTAAGCCTGACAGCGATTATGTTCATTTTGATGATGTAAAAATTAATATGAATCAAGGTGCGAATGCTGCTAGAAGTCTAGATGTAAGAGCTGTAAGTGAACTTGTAGATACTCAAACTTTATCAGGTTCAAAGCAGATGGCTATATTCATGAATCGTAACCAAGGCGTTACAGAATCTTGGGGAACCGTTCAGTTTAGAATCTTTTGTTCTGGAATTGCATCTTGTCAGCGTGGAAGTAAAAGACTTATTGAAGAAATTGCAAGACTTTGGCTGAGAGTAAATGGTAAGCAGGCTAAGGTTGTATTCACTCACAATACTATCGACTGGAATTCAGAAGAACAGCGAATGACTGTAAAACTGATGGAACAACAATTTCATGCTATTGCTGTATTAATGGGATGGGAAGATAACGATCAGGCAGCTCAAGAAGTTATTAAAGCTGAAAAAGCTGTTGGGCAACCATCGCCAAATATTAGAGCTAGCTTCAGTTCAGGAGGTGGTAACGATGGAAATGACAAACATGCGAGGTCAAAACTTCAAGGTAAATCCGACACTACCGAAAGCTAACATACCATGTGAGTGCATGAACTGCAAAGGTTGCTTATGTATAGAAATTTGCAGTAAAGCTGAGAAGCAAAATTTCAATAAGAAAGGAGTTGATAAAGATTGAGTAAATTTGGAATTCCGACCGAAGAACAGCTTGCTAAGATTAATAATCTTGCAAAACGTAATTTTACTGCAGATGATGTTTTTGCGTTTGGTGGTAAAGCTGCCGGAGATATGATTATTGAAAATCGCTACATACAGCTTAGTAAGGAATTGCTTGAAACCTTCCTTAAAAATTCTAGAGAAGGCGTTTCATGGCTTTTGAATCATAGTTGGTCAACCTTTAGCGAACCTACTACCATATTTGGTAGAACCTTTGATGGAAGTTTAGAACCAAGTAGCGAACCGGGTGAAACTGTAGCCTTATACCTTGATAAATATATTCCTAGAAGTGATACCTTAAAGAATGGTCGTAGTGCTAACAGTATCATTGAAGATATTGAAAATGGTGTTTTGTTTGATACTTCCATTGGATGGGGATCAAGTAAAATGGTTTGTTCAGTATGCAATATGGATTACTATGGTGGCGGTTGCAATCATTACAAAGGGCAGATTTATGAGGATGCTGATGGTAATAAAAAAACATGCTTTATTATCGCTAAAAACCCTGGATACCTTATGGAAGAATCGGGAGTTTTTGACGGTGCATATAAAGGAGCTGGCATTTCGATGTCATCGGTTGGTGATGAGTTTGAAACACCTCAGGGTAAATTTATCATAATTGATGAGTTAAAAGAATTGCCTAAAAATGCAAATGTATTTGGTTCTTATTCTTCGAAAGGAGAAATTCTTACATTTGTTAAGAAGTCTGAACCTAAGAAAGTATTCGCTGTGAAAGGAGCTGAAAACAACATGGATAAGTTAATAAAAATGCTAGAAGCCTTCGGAATAACATATAAAGAAGGTGAAACAAAGTTAGATGACACATTATTAAACCAATTAGCAGAGCAATGGGATGCAAAAATAGAAGAAATAAAATCTTCTGTCGTACCTGTTATGGCACAACTTGATCCTACTGCTGATTATATGACACAAGCAATTGCAACTGAAAAGCTTGGTGTTGAACTATCAGCTGATGAAGTTCTTAAACTTGCTAAAGAAGGTCAAGTTTATCATCAAGAGATATCTGATGAAGCGCTTGCAATGGGTGTTAGAGCAATGGCTAATGAGTTCCCTGCTGAAACATGGAAAAACGCATTCTCAACAATGTCTACCCAAAGCATTAAGGACATTATGAAAACTTGGGAAGTACAAGCAAAAGTTGTAATACCTTCAGGTAGAGCTACGGATCCTGAAGCAGGGCAAAACTTTGCGAAGGAAGTTGTGATTCCTGATGAAGCATTCAAAGTAAAAAAATAGATAGGAGGCTATCTTATGAATGATAGTGTAAAAGAAGCGTTATCTCAAATATTGGAAATTAAAAAAGATGAATTAACCAATATTGATGGAAACATCTTGCATACTCAACAAAGACTTGATTCTTTTTTAGACGAAAAGGATAAGTTAATCAAAACCATTGCTGAGTTAGAGGAAGCTTTAGGAATTAAAACCGATTAGACCGCAAATAGCGGTTATTTTTATGCCCAAAAGGCGAAAGGATGTGTAATACATGAATAAATATGTTGAACTTGAAGGCATTGGAGCATTGAGAATACCTATAAAAGCACATGGAAGTGTTAGTGCTATCGCACTTGCATCTGGTGCTGCTGCTGTTGAAAATATGGCGGTAACATCAACTGGAAATTATGAAATGGGACTTGGTAGTGCTGGTGACCCTTTGAAAGGTATCATCGAAAAATATGAAGATGATGGATTTATGACTGTACAGGTTAAAGGATTCAAAGAAAATGTACCTAGTGTTTCTGGTGCTCTTCCATCTGTAGATGATTTTGTTTGCGTAAATGGAGCTGGATTGGTTAGTAAGGTTGCTTCAGCTAACTTAGGACCTGCATATGCTGTTTCAGTTGATGCTACAGCAGATGTCAACACTGTAACAATCTTTATTGGTTAATCATCGGAAGGAGATGAAAATATAATGGCAATCGAAAAACTCGTTAGAGAAATGTACAATCAAGCTAGGGAGAATGAGGTGACTTTTTCTCAATTACTTGAACAGTTAGACCCAACACCAGAAGGTTCTAAGCTTTCTGCTTATGAAAGACAATTAAAGGAACATGGTATTCTTACTCAATCGATACCTGAAAAAGGTTTCAATGCATCTAAAGTGGAAGCTTTTTATCGCACCGAAGAAAGCAAAGTATTGTTCCCTGAATATATTGCATCTGGATTAAGAGAAGCGCTTATTTCTTCAAGTATACTTCCTTACTTAATTGCAACCACAACTCCAATAAATGGAAATTCTTACAGATCAATTTATTGTGATGATGACACGGCAAACAAAAAGGCTATTAAAAAAGTAAGAGTTACAGAAGCTGCTGACCTACCTAAATCCAGACTAAAGACTAGAGAAAACTCAGTTAAGATTTGGAAATATGGTCGTGCTATTGAAGCTTCTTATGAAGTTGTAAGAAGAATGAATCTTGATTTATTGTCCGTACATATCCGAAGAATCGGTGAACAAGCTGCTCAAGACGAAGTTGCTGATGTACTAGATATAATTGTTACTGGTGATGGTAATGCAAACACTGCTGCACCAGTCTTAAAAGCAAAAACTGATCTAGATTCAGGCGCTTCTGCAGGAACACTTTCAAAAGATGCATGGTTAAGATTCTTATTAAGATTCTTCCCATATCAATGTAACACCGTTGTTGCAAGTGAAGATGGATTGCTTCAAGTTTTAGATATTCTCTATCCAAACGATGCAACTCAAATGATGGACTTTTTGCTTAAAGGCATGGCCATTACTGCAAAGGTTGAACTTCCACAACAATTGTGGACAAATGTCACTCTTCTCTACAACCCTAACGCTGAAAAGGTTAACAACCATGTTGCTTTATATGGTCTTGACAGACGTTATTGTGTTGAAAAAGTTATGGAAACTGGCTCAGACATTCAAGAAGCTGATAAGTTCATAACAAACCAAACAACTATATTGACAATTTCAGAAAATGCTGGATTTTCTAAGATGTTCAATGAAGCTAATAAGATCTTAGAAATCGACTAAAAGGGAGGTTTTCCCTTATGGCAAATAGAATTTTAACCGAGGAAGGTTGGGAGCAAAGAATCTTAGATAAGCTTGGATTAGATGTTGCTTACCTTCCTATTACTGCCATTCAACAACCTGAGTGCATATTAGTGGCAGAGGCAAATATTATAAAGCAAATACCTAGGTATGAAGAAGCTATAGATGATGCTTTAACATACCTTGAAGCTTCTGTTGTTTGTGAGTGTTCTGCTTTAATCTGCCCTAGCATGTCAACAAGACTTCCCAAGAAAGAAGCTGGACCTCATGAGAATCATGAACTTGACGTTGATTGGACTAAAAGAAAATTTGAATTAGAGCAAGAAAGGGATGGGTATATAGGAAAAGTGTTTGAAATATCTTTTCCCGAACTTATACCCTCTTTCATGCCTACTTTTGGTGTCACTAATCCCATTAGGGGGTGGTAATCATGTCTTATGCTAGTAAGCTTATAAATGCTCGTGGACAAGATTGTACCATCAACAGGACACCAACAATAACCACTAAGGCATCTATTAAGCGATCAACAAAATCAGCCAATAATCTCGGAAACCGTGAGGCGTTATGGGAAGGATTGATTTTGAGGTCTGCTAATGCCTTGAGTGGTGAAATTTTAACAATCAATAATGATAAGTATCTCTTGCAGACTATAAGTAATGACTTTGCATCATCCGAGGACGAATTCTTTGCTGTCAAAACCAACGCTATATTAATACAGAAAAGATATGGAGAAACGGTTGATGGCAATGGAAATGTTATACAAGCATGGAATGAACTTGAAACAAATATCTATGGTTATGGTGAGATCGTTACCTACACTTTGCGTCAATACGACATGGGGTTATTACCTCAAACAAGATATATATTTCAAGTGCCAAAGATCCTTGGAATAGTTGAACTTGACCGTATCGTTTATGGAACTGGTGATAACAATAAGTATCAAGTTGAATCTATTGACGATATAGCTCTTCAAGGTGTTGTAAGAATTCAGTTATCAAAAGATATGCGACCAGATTAGTTATTCATAATAAGTTCAAAAATGCCGTGTCAACTATTGCAGTATTTTTACCTTGTTTTGTCAACTTAGCATGAATATGCTATCAATTTTGTAAACCTAAATTATTAGGAGGCTGATTTTATGAGTGAAGAAATTAAAATAATGGATATTAAAGAATTTAGAGAAATGGGGTTAGTTGCTGAAATTAATAGATCATTTTTACATCCCCTAGGATTGGCATTAGAAGTATCAATCGAAGATGATGGTACAGAAAAGCTTGGTGGTATATGGGATTATCGCGATGACCCAGAAGGTATGCTTTTCTCGAAAAAGCACTTCCCTACTGACAAAATTAATAAGGCTCAAGAGTTCATTAAAGAAAAACATGAACAGAGAATGAAGTCGCTTGGATTCATTTTTCAGGACCCTATTAACCCACAGTAAGGAGGCTGATTTTATGTATAAAGAATTCCTTGGAGAAGGTTATCATGAAAAGATTAGAAAAATGCTTACTGCTGATGAGGCGCTACTTCCCGACCGAATTATTGACGCTGATCTAAACATTGGTGCAATGAAAAAACTTATTGCCCCGGCATTAGAAAAGATGAAAATGTTTGGTAAAACTGTTGACAATGAGCAAAAGTACAATCAACTCACCAGTATTGCAATTTATTACCTTTGCGGTGTATTATGTGTAGCTATGAAAAGTCGGACTTCTGCCCCACCCTATGATGTGCTTAGGTACAAAAAGAAGTGGGATAAGAAGCGTGAAGGCTATATGCAGAAGGGTAATTTGCTTTTAAAGGGGCTGATGCAGATGGGGTAAGATTTGATAGCGTAGCTTGTGTTAATGCTCTTAGAACAGAGCTTTATGCATGTATGAAGCTATTGCAAGAGGAATTGTTGGCTGATGCTAAGCAAGGCATGTTAACACCTGAAGGTGCTGAAAGTTTGCATGATGAAGACATTGTTGTGATTGCAAATGTTATCATCGCTGGCATAGGTGGTGGCGCTTGGGCTGTAATGGATGAATATGGTACTGGCTCTTTGATGGACACGGAAAACCCTGCACTTGATGATTACAAAAATAGTCCGTTGTGGAATCCTTCTAGAAACGATAACACCATTAGAAGCCGTACAAGAGGAAGCTATACCAACATATTTGGAGATACAGTTAATTCGCGTTCTAATGTTGGCGGTATAGACCTTGAACAAAAAGGCGGTAAGTACACTTCTCAACCTCCTAGTCATGCTATGGAAACTGCAATGCGTTGGATGAAAAATGGAAGGATGAATGCTGCTGTTCGCTCTACATTGAGTACGTTTCCATTCAGCAGATTTTTAATTACAGACAAAACGTAAAACCCCTAATGGGGTTATTTTATTGCCCTGAAAGGTGGGTGGTGCCTTTGTTCAATCCTTCACAAGATTTAACAGCCATACAATTAATTCTAACGTCTGATGCAATACTGCTTTCGCTTCTTGATTTGACTGGTGCAACAGATGTCGATATTGCAAAACACATTATTAAGCGTAGCCAATGGAATGACTTGGCAAGTAACGAAAAAAGACTTTGTATATATTTCGTACCTGATAGACCAACATCAAATGTGAGTTTCTATAAGGGATATATACAGATTGATTGCCATATCCCTTCAATCCTAGATTATAAAGCTTATGAAATTCAAGAACGTGTTTTCAGTCTCTTGCACGAAAAAAAGATAAATAAAAGAAATATATATTTTAACGGCCAACTTGGTGAACTCCCCACCATGCCAGGCTTTTTTTGTTGTGGGAGCAGATACACATTCAATCGAAAAATTTAACCCCTGAAAGGAGTTGGAATTTATGCAACCTATTTATTTTCAAAAAGCTGGAAAGCTTAGATTTACAAAATATGTAGCTGGTGTTCCTGTAGTAAGCGCAGACAATACTTACTTTAGAAATGGTGCAGTTCAATCTATTGCACAATCAATTACAGTTAACACCACTTCCCTACCTGATGGTAACAGTGATTGGCCTGCTGCAGAAGTTGACACAGGAAGAGATGGAACCATCACTCTCAACTTATCAATGATGCCTGTAGAATTGTACGCATTTTTGTTAGGTGTTGATGTAAAAGACTTGTCAAATACTCCAATGCCAATAGTCGATGAAGAAGTGGTAATTCCTTCAGCTTCTCCATTTGAAGTTACTTTATCTCATAAGCCTGATACAACAAGACCTATTGTACTTGTTGGACAAGATGCTTCTGCATGGGTCAAAACTGCTAATGTAAGTGCAGTGCCGGCCACTGCTCAATATACCGTTAGCGAAAGTATAGCAAAATTTAATAGTGCTGATGCAGGCAAATCCGTTTTCCTTACTTATGACTTTTCAGCTTTAACAGCTCAAAGCTTTGGACTTCCTAAATCAGGTTCTAGATTCGCTATGCAATGTGAAATTAGTGGAGAAGCAACTGGTGAAGATGAAAGTACTTTTTATGATACTGCGGTAATCATTGATAAGTGTAAAGCTACTGGAAGCATCAACCCACCTGAACAAGGTAGAGAACCTAAGCCACAAAGCATCACGTTAAAGGTGCTTAAGCCAAGAGGTACAAACCCTGCTGTAGACTTTAAATTCGCTCCAAGAGCATAAATGAGGAGATGATCCTATGAGTAAAACGGAGGCTAATTCCCCTACTTCATTAACAACAATGTTAGGAAGTGGAGAATCATTTAAAGTAAATGAAAAGATTTACACGATACGACCAATAAAGCTTAAACATGTTGATGAATTCATGAAAGATGGAATAAGCATTGGCGCACAACTTTTTAATTTATCAAAACCCGAAGCTAGGGTAAAGGCTGAAAAATGGTTATCAGATTACTGCTTTGATCAAAGTGGTGAGCCTATGACCATAAAAAAAGCCATGGAAGATGATTGGGATGTGGTTCATCTTAAAAGTTTCTTCCAAAAGTTATGTGATTTATCGGGATAGATTTGGCTTCTCCTTCTGATGGCAAAGGGGGAGCCGATACTTCTGAAAAGCCTCCCCCTGTTGATTGGGGGAAGGTTTTTGCAGAAATTGTATGCCATACAAGTATTGATTATTTTGCTATTGTAGAAATGACAATACCACAAATCCAAGCTATTAAAAATGAACTTGGTCCTAATATTTCCTTGAAAATAGGCGGCCCAAATTTATTTAGTGACACAGCTACATCAACACCAATTCAAGAAAACACTGGTAAACTACCTAAGCTTTCTGAGCTTATGAATTTTGCTAGTGCATTTAATGGCATATAAAAAGCGTGGTGATAATTTATGGAAGACGATAGCATGATCAAAATAATGCAATCATTAGGGTTAGACTATAACCCTGCAATAAATTCAACTTTAAAATTCGAAAAACATATTGCCAATTTAAACAAACAATTATTTGAAATGAAAGCACTTGCCATGCAAGGAGCTAAAGACATTAACTCAGTCTTCTCCTCTCAATTTGGGCAATTAACGAATACAAAAACTATATTTGATCAATATGGTCAAACAATGAAAACAGTAAATTCAGAAACTTCAAAGTCTGCTAAAGAAACGCTTTCTAGTATTAAACAAAGTACTTTAGCGTCTATGGAAGCTACTGCTGCATCTATTCAACAAAAAGCTTCAGCAAAAGGTATTAGCGCAGAATACGGAACCCAAGCAGGTCTCATCAGAAATCAATTATCAGAACTCCAACAGAGATTATCGCTAGAGGGAAAGCTATCCACGCAAGAAATAAAGCAAACCATGGAACTCAAAGAACAATTAAATATACTTAGATCTCAAGCTAAAATGAATGTTGCTGATAACGTTTCAGACCCTAACATATTTAAGCAAGGGTTTGAGAGACGTGCCGAATGGTTCTTAACAGGATCATTATTTTTTGGTGTAACAAATGGTGCTAAGCTAGCCGTTGAAGCCATATCAGAAGTTGAGATGGGAATAACCGAGATAGCTCGTGTTATGGAAGACACTAGTTTTGCATTCGATGATTATAGAGATAATGTTTTAGGCCTAGGTGTTGAATATGGACGTGTTTTCAAGGATGTTCAAGATATATCGTTAAGGTGGGCTCAAGCCGGCTATAACGTTCGAGATAGCCTTGAACTAACAAAAACCTCATTGCTTGCTTTGAATACAGCTGAACTTGATGCAACAAATGCCACTGAATCTATGATTGGTATTATGGCTCAATGGAAGATGGACGTTTCTGACCTTCCTTTAGTTCTTGATGAAATTAACAAAACTGCTGATGATTTTACTGTTACCTCACAAGATCTTGTAGATGGTCTGCTACGTTCTTCTGGTGCAGCTAGAATCATGGGATTGTCAATTGAACAGACAATATCATTGTTAACTGTTATGCGTGAAGCTTCAGGAAGAACCGGGCGCGAAGTTGGTAATGCCCTTAATTCAATCTTATCTTACGTTCAAAGGCCAGTAGCAATTAAAACCTTTGAAGGTTTAGGCATTGATGTATTTGCAGATCAAGCCAAAACACAATTTAGAAATGTCATGGATATATTCCAAGACGTTGCTTCTAAATGGGACACATTGAGTACAGATATTCAAGATGGATTCGTAAAATCAGCTGATGATGCAGGGCTATACAATGAAGAGCTTGCTACGGCCATTGGAACGCAGCAGGAATGGAATGATTTACAGCAAAGAGATCTTTCTCAAGCTGCAGCTGGTGTGTATAGAAGAAATTATTTCATTGGTATGATTGAAAGACTTTCAAGTGCTCAAGGCGTACTTAATAATATGACTGATGCATCAGGATACTCAATGGCCGAAAATGAACGTTCGATGAATACGTTACAAAAAAAATATGAATCTTTAAAAGCATCCGTTCAACAACTTGCGGTATCTCTTGGAGATTCCGGTTTAATTGAAATATTAAAAGCTCTAACAGATGCAGGTATTTTAGCAATTGAAACATTTGAATCATTACCAAAACCAATGCAAGACTTTATTATTGCTACAACAAGTGTATTTATTGCAGTAAAAACAGCGCAGCAAGCTATGAAGTTATTTGGAGTAACATTAGGTACCGCTACTGCAGCAAAGAAAGTGGCTGCTGCTGCTTCTCTTGCATTAGCCACTACTGAAAACGGTGTTGCGGTTGCATCTGGTGCTGCTGCATTAGCATCAAAAGGATTTATTGCAGCCAATGCTCCACTTCTAATTATTGCAGGAACACTAGGTGTTATTGCTGCTACATGGGGTGCTATCAGCCGAGAAGCTGAAAAAAACAAAAAGCTTATTGAAACCACCAAGCAAAATATCGAAAGTTTATCAACTGAAAAGCAAGGGATAAATGAACTTGCCAATGAATACAAAGCCTTAAAAGAAAAGCAAGATGCTGTAACTGCTACGGCAGATGAAAAGATACGTCTTCTTGAGGTTCAAAAACAATTAGCACAACAATATGGTGTATCTGCAACAGGTATTGATTCAGAAGGTCAAGCTTATACGGATTCAATTGAATTGATTGACCAAAGAACTCAAGCACTTGAACGAGAAATAGCAGCCGAGAAAGAACTTCTTGAAACCACGGTTAAGGCTCAAGATGATACTGACATAAAGAATCTAGAAAAAGCTCTTAAAAGAAAAGAAGAAATTCAAAAGAGATTATTTGAGGTACAAAAACAAATTGACGAGTTCGAGACTAGCCTTTCAAGTGGTAGTGCATTTGAACGAAAAAGAGATGTTGGTGGTGGTAACTATATTTCAGAAACCATTTCTCCTGATAACGCTAATGAATATAACAACGCTGCAAAGCAATATGAGACTGAACTTAATAATGAGAAAGTCGCAATACAAAGTGCTTTTGAAGACATTAACAATACCATATCTGATTTAACAGCAAATAGAAAACAATTGCTTAAAGATGATGCTATCACCACTATTAATGAATTTGAAAAAAATGGAGTTAAAGTATCAGATAGTGCAAGATTGTTTGCAACTGAATTTGCAAATGCTCTTGGTGGACAAACGATAGATATAGCCACTCAAAGAGAAGCGTTAAAAACCTTCTTAAACGAATTAAATTCATCTGAATTTGACGATCTTATTGAAAAATACAATGAATTCAAATTAAATGGCGATACTTCTGGACTTAAAGAAACATCTATTGAAATAATGAAGTTAGTATCAAAATTTACAAATGGTAAGCCTGAATTAGATAAATTTTATTTGTCCATGGAATCATTATTTGGTAATGGATCTTCTATTGCTAGTGCATCATCTGGCGTATTTAATTTATCGGATGCCTTAACTTCTCTTAACGCTACTGTATCTAGCACTATATCAGAGCTTAAACCGTTAAATCAAGCAATAGAAGATATTAGAAATGGTCAAGCCCTTTCTATTGACACTATATTAGATTTAATGGATAAGTACGAGTTAAGTGCAGACTTAATTAAGCAAACGGCTGATGGGTATACAATTGAGGTATCAGCTCTTGAAAATCTTAGAAGTGCTAAGATTCAAACTGCACAAGATAGCATAAATGCTGAACGAAAACATGCGCTTGCAGTTAAAGAACAAGTTCAATCTAGGCTTATTAATTATGGCATTGAAATTGAACAAGTTAAAAACCTTGCTAAGGCAAAAGAAGCATTGGCCAGAGGTTTTGCTGATAGCATAACGATGGGTTCATCCGATTCAGGGATTAGAAAAGAACTATATAGTGAAGCATATAAAGAATTAAGCGCATATGAAAAGGCTGTTGAGGATATAGAAAAGTTCGAACAAGAAGCTAAGTTAATGACTACTTTATTAAATGATAAAAGTTATGGTGTATCAAATTCATCAAACAGTTCATCAGCCTCAACTTCTTCTAGTAATAAGGCTTTGGAAGAATCGCTTAAATTGTTAGAACACAAAAAAAAGATATCCGAAGAAACAGTTGATAGTGTTCAGAAAGAAATTGTTGAACTAAAGCGAATTAATTCGTTATACGTAAAAACTAATGAAGAACGTATGGATATGTCTGAACGCCTTTATAATGCTGAGCAAAGGCTAAATGCTTTGAAAATTAGTCAAGCTGAGGAAACTTATGCAAGAGAAGAAGCTTTAATTCAACATTGGGCCCAGTTGGGTTTGATTAGTATTCAAGATCAGATTGATATGTACAGTCAATTATACTCAATCAAAAAAATGACCACTGAAGAACAATGGTCTTTAGATGAGCAAATGTTCGGATTATATAAAGAAGCTTTGAATGAGCAACAACAATTACTTAAAGATGCTTATGATGATAGAATTTCCTTGATTGAAGATGAAGCTAAAGCAAAAAAAGAAGCCCAAGAAACTATAATCAAAGGTATTGAGGAAGAGCTAAAACTTTTAGATCGAAATGAAGATTCTACTGATTATGATAATAAAATGTCTGACCTTGATGAGCAACTTGCATATTGGAGTGTTAGAACTGGCGAAGAAGCAAGGCAAAAACTTGCTGACATAAAAAAACAAATTGATGAGGCTGAGCATGAACGAGAGGTTGCATTAGATAAGCAACGATTAGAAGACGAAAAAGATTTTGCTAATGAGAACATCAAAGCAATCGAAGAAGCTGCTAAACAAGAAATTGAGGAATGGAAAGCTGCTTATTTATTGATTGAAGATGCTTTCGATGAGCATAGCACTGATATCGTTGCCTTAGCTGCTACAATGTCTAAAGATGCATATCAGCAATGGGTTGATAATTATCTTACACCATTACAAAATGCACTAACGAATGGCACTACAGGTGATGTTGGTGGAATTACAACTGACATGGGTAGTGGTGAGTCATTATCAAGTTCAAATGCCCAAATTTATCAACTTGCTAAAAAGATTGTTGATTTAAAGAAAGAATACCAAATAGATGGTGATTTAAGTGCAGCCGGTCGTGCTACAAATTATTACAGACAACTTGAATCACTTAACTCAAGCGTTGCTGATCAATTACATAAAATGAATTATCAGCAAGCCTCTGACTATATTGAGTCTCTACCAAAGCTACATGGCGGTGGAGAAACCCTATCTTATGGTATGGCTTATGTTAAACCTGGTGAATTATGGTTCCCTTCTGATTTATCAACTGACTTAAAGACCCTTATTGCAATATCAAGCGGAATCACTGGTAAAACAACTAGTTCTTCGAGTACGAGCACTACAGATAACAGGCGTGAAATAAATATCAGTAATTTGCTAAATGTTGAACATATGCATATGGAAGATGAAGTTGATAGTGAAATAATATCTAGGGATTTGAAACGAGCAGTATTAGCAATTAAATAAATATATCTTGAAAAGTCATTCTTATTAGAGTGGCTTTTCTATTTTTATGAAGGAGATGATATTTTGCGTGAAAATGGTTTTGGAAATGACACAATCGCTATAAGTGCAGGAATTGGAGTCTGCGAAATGGCAAAATGGTGTCCTAAATGGACAATTGAAAAGTACGATGGAAATATGAATCTATATGCCGTTGAAGAAATTGAGGGAAATATTTTGCTAAAAGAAGGCATTACTGCCCTTCTTAACCTATTAGTTGGTGGCACAGAAACAGCTTTTGATAATACAAACTCATTTATTGGTGTTGGAGATGGGACCACGGCATCATCTAATACACAAACTGGACTGCTGGGAGCAAATAAATCGTACATAGCAATGGATGCAACCTATCCACAAGTCTCTGAACAAACGGTTACGTTTAGATCTACTTTTGGACCTAGTGATGGTAATCACGATTGGAAAGAATTTACCGTAGCAAATGGTAGTAGCAATTCAGCTAAAAATTTAAACCGCAAAGCTGAATCGCATGGAACAAAGGTTTCTCCTGATACATGGGCAATTCAATTACAAGTAACTATAGCTTAAGGAGGTGAAAATATAATGCCAAAAACAAACTGGCAAGACCCTGGTTCAACGGAAATGCGATCAACTCAAATTTCTGGGCTTCAAGAAGCCGTTGGAAAAATCGAAGAATCTATTGGTATTTCTGGCACAGCTGAAACTGGCATATTATTGTCTGAAGTTTTCATATCAAACGAAGATAGACTTAGAATATTTCAAGCACCTTTAGGAAAAAGAAATTGGCTACTATCCCCTGCCCCTATTATCAAAAAAAATGGTGTTACAATAACTGAAGGTTTTGAAATAGATTATGGCGGTGGCGCTATAATCCAAAGTGTGTCAGCATTGGGAACAGATGTATTTACTGCAGATGCGTCATTTACTACTAAACTTTCCACATCAATTGCAGACGATCTATCAGGATTAAAATACCTTGCTAATACGGGCACTGCTAATGCAATAGTTGTCAATAAATCAGGATTTACGTTAGCTAATGGTAACTATATAGAATGGCAACAAACTGAGCCTAATACTACAGCTCCAACCATGAATGCAACTGATACTGGGGCGAAAGAATTAAAGGCTACAGACGGTTCCGTGTTAGCAAGTGGTGATTTAGTAGGATTCTGTAAAGCAATATATGATGCGACTAATGATTTTTTTGTGTTAGCCCCTAAAGGTGGGGCGAAAATTAATTCAATTATTGCAGAGTATGAACTTGATTCAGGACAAAATATAAGTGCAGGTGATTTGGTAGAGTTTATAAAAAATAAGGCTAAAATCGCATTGCCTACTGCAAAAGTTATAAGCGGCCATGTAACATATAAAAGCGGTACAATAACTGGAATATCGGCAATGCTAATAGATGCTAATACAATACTGGTTACCTTCATCGACTCAAGCAATTCAAGTTATGGAACAGCAATAGTTTTAACAATAAACGATACGACTATTACCGCTGGTACGCCTACTGTTTTTGAAAGCACATCATTAAACTGGCTCACATCTACATTAATTGATACGAATAAGGTACTTGTTGCTTATTCAGGTTCTAATAACTCTGGCTATGGTACCGCAAGAGTATTGACTATAAGTGGTACAACAATCACAGCTGGTACACCTACTGTTTTTGCCAGTGAATCTATTACTTCTGCTCCAATGTCATCGGTATTGATAGATGTAAATAAAGTGTTAGTAACTTATCAAGGTCCTGGGGCATCTTACTATGCTAAGGCTATCGTGTTGACGGTCAGTGGCACAACAATTTCTTCAGGTACGCCCTATGTAGGTGGAGAGACTCAACGCATCTATGAGGTTGCATTAATAAGCAATAATAAAGTACTTGCATATTACAGAGGTAGTTCAAATTATGGAACAGCAGTAGTTTTAACAATAAACGATACGACTATTACCGCTGGTACGCCGCTTGTTTATTTAAGCGCTACAGTAACCTATCCATCCGTAAAAATGATAGATACAAATAAGATGTTAGTAGTATATCAAAACAATGGTGATTCAAAATATGGAACAGCAATAGTTTTAACAATAAACGATACGACTATTACCGCTGGCACTCCTACTGTCTTTAATAGTGCAGAAACAAATTATATTTCTTTAGAAAAAATCATAACCAATAAGTGCTTAGTATCTTACACTAACGCTGGTAATCTAAATTGTAGTACAGCATCAGTTTTATTAGTTAATGACACAACCATTATTGCTGGAAATCCAGAGATAATGGTACCATATACTACATTAGAGAATGACTTGGTACTAGTTGATACCAATAAGTTGATATTATCATATAGAGGTAACGGATCGAAAGTTGTACTTATTGAAACATTAAAGTATGCCAATGGCCTAGCCATTCAAAACGGTACTGCAGGTGAAACCAAAAAATTCTATGATTGGAGATAATGAAAATGAAAATATTATTAGATAATGACAATGTTATTGTTGCCGATGGTCAAGAAATGCAAGAAGTTAGTAATGGTATTTTAGTCGATAACAAAACAATTTATGCCGGAACATATACTATTGCTGATGCTGAAATTCCATCAAACGTTAAGTGCCAAGCACATAAGTATGTCAATGGACAATTCGTGGTAAATGAAAATTATGTACAGCCTAGCGAAGTAACTATGGAACAAGTAATGAGTAAGCTAGATGCTATGCAGCAAACAATAAATGAACTAAAAAGCATGAACTAATCACTAGAGTTCATTTTGAAAGGTGGAGATATACTTGGCAACTTATAATTCAGCTAGACTTTATAACCATAAAATAACCGATGGTGGCGCTAATTACAACTCAGCCCCATTTATTATAGTTATATCTGATTCAGCAATAGGACAAGATTTTATTTCAATGCAAGCGAATATTTCTGTTTCAGATGTTGCTGAAGGTTTTGAGAATATTGGCGTTGCAGGTGCATTCTTTAGTGTTGATAGTAATAGATATCTCCAACCTCTTGGTGTATTAGTTATAGGTGATAGTCGATATGAGCTACTACCTGCTACTAGAGATATAACAGAAGAAATACCAGGTAGACATGGTGAGATTGATTTTGGAGTTCAATTTACTACACGTTTATTGGAATTACATGTTGCAACAGATGAAGGAAATTCATCACTTCAAAAAGCTCATTTAAAGAGATTGTTCGCAAGTTATTTAGACCCAACAAAAGGTGAGAAAACGCTCATTTTCTTGGATGATATGGAAAAAACTTATTTAGTCAAGTATTCTGGAAAGATCGATGTGACTGAATATCCAACATGGTTCGAATTTACAATACCATTTAAAATGAGTAATCCATTTATAATAGGCACTTTCGAAAAGACGCTAATTGGTAATGGTGTGTTAATTAATGATGGCACATTTGAAACGCCTTTGATTATTGAAATATCGGGTCCAGTTACTAACCCATCGGTTATTATTGGAACTGACACATTGACTTATACAGGAACTATTTCTAGTGGCCAAACACTTATAATCAACACCGAAAATGAAACAGTTAAGATAGGAAATACAAATGCTATGGCAGGATATAATGGAATATTCCCTACTCTGCTCGTAGGAAGTACAAACGTAACTGCAGTAAATAATGTATTAATTAGATGGCGAGATAGATGGTTATAAAAAGGGGGTTGTTAACATGGTAATACCAAAATCAATAGCAATAAAGAAGGTAGATGGAACTCTCTCTGCCTTCTTATCTCCTAAATCTGATGGGCTTAAAGGTGCTTATGTGGATTGTAGGCTAAATGGAGAAAGCACTTTTGAATTTATGCTTCCTGCTACATCTGAGAAGATAGCAGAATTTACAACCGAATGTCAAATACATGTTAATGACAAAGTATATAACCTTCTTAAAGAAGATGCTATTGATACTGTAAGGGATGAAAAAAATACCCTGTGGGCAAAATTCATGGCTATAGAACGATGGGCTGAGCTAGATACGGATTTTATAGAACCTAGTCTATCTAATGACCCAACTAATCCTATCCCTTCTGATTTAGCCGTTATAATTGTTTCTGGCGGTTCAAATTTATCAGGTAATCAATATGTAACTGGAAGTGCTGCACACGCTCTTTATGCTGCTCTTGATGGCTCGGCTTGGTCAATCGGCACAGTTGATGTAACTGGTGTCCATGATATAGAAGCAGAAAAAGTTAGTAGGCTACAGCTCATTAAAATGATTCAAGAAACATGGGGCGGTTATCTGATTTGGGATAGCGTAAATAAAATTGTCCACTTGAGGGATGCAAATATTTGGCAAAATTATACTGGTTTTCAAATAAGGTACTGTAAAAACTTAAAGCACATTACTAGAACACAATCTAATAAGCTTATAACCAGAATGTATTGCTTTGGCCATGATGAACTTGATATTGCTTCTGTAAATGGTGGTATTAAATATTTGATTAATACTAGCTATACATCAAGAGATTACGTTGGTATTTACAAAAATCAAGATATTTATGATGCTGATGAGTTAATGGCTAAGGGCATTGAAGAACTTTCTTTAATTTGTCGGCCTAGATATCTTTACAAAGTTAAAGCTGTAGACTTAAGAACTCTTGAAGATTACTCGCATGAAAACTTTGAACTTGGGGATATGGCAGATATTATTGATTCAGATGTTGCACCTGATAATCCGCGAACAAGAATCATTCGACATAAATACAATGTATTCCAACCATGGGAATGTGAAATAGATATTGGTGATCCAGAAGAGCGACTAATTGAAAGCCTAAAAGCATCATTTAACACAACTAGCTTCATTAACGGTATTTTCAATGGTAATGGGCAAATGAGTGGTCAAAATATTGAAGAATTGTCCATATCAGCTAATCAAATACAAGACCTTGCAATTACGAGTGATAAAATCGAAAATTTAGCCATTACAAATAGCCACATAGCTAATTTAACGATAACAGGTGGCAAGATAGCAAATGCCACAATTACAAATGCAAAGATTAATGATTTATCAGCTGATAAAATAACTGCTGGAACAATCACGGCTACAATTGGTATTACATCACCATCCATCAATGGTGGTCAAATTACTGGAGCATTGATAAGAACTGCTGAAACTGGTAAAAGGATGGAGATTACTGGATCAAGCATTACAAGTTATGATGAGAATGATTCAAAACATGGTTTTGCTATTGAATCTCTTTGGAATGAAATTAAACTTTATTCTAATGGTAGCGAAGTAATTAATTTATATGCTAGCCAAGCATTGGCATATATGAAATTTCTAGGCCATGATGTTTTAAGACATAATAATTCAGGAACGACTTCACCATATGGAGATTGGAGCTGCGGCAATGCATACTTTACTGGCTTACAAGATTACACAGGCTATTATGCTACTAGAGCTTGGTCTAATTTAAATTTTGTTAAAGCTACCCAAGATATTAAAATACAATATTTTTCTGACCATATTGAAGTAAACCTAGATGGAGGCGTTTATAAAACGATATACTTTGATGTTTAATTTTAAAGTATTTTAAAAACTTCCTAAATGTTATTGAAATTTTTGAGGTTTAGTGGTAATAATAATACTAGGAGGTGTTTAATATATGAAAAAATTTACTTTAGGATTAATAGTAGGAATAATTATATCCTTCTCAGTCACAGCTTTTGCTGCAGTTCAGTTAACTGTGTTAGATAACCCTTTTCCAGTTTTTATTGATGGACAAGCTGCAGATGTTGAAGCATATAATATCAATGGATTTACTTTCTTAAAACTTGCTGACTTTGGTAAAACTGGACTGACAATAAAATTTAATGAAACAGATCGTAAAATTGAAGTAACTTCTAAATTGCTTACAGATACAGGAGTTGATGATATGTCAGATGAAATAATTGGCAAAGAAATTACTCAAACCCCAGATGGAATAACCCAAATAGATTTGTGGGAAGGAAAGCAGTATATTGGAGTTCCATATATACGTAACATTATACGGCCAAAAGGCTACAATTTGGTTAAATTCACAACTGAAGCTTATATTGACCCTGAAACATCCATGGTTGTTGATGATGTCGGTGATGATAAATGGAAATTAATCAAAGGAACATATGACACAAATAAAAACAGAGTTGAACAATCATCAAACTACACAATATTAATAGAAGATGTTCCAATGACTTTAACATTTGGCTCATATGATTCGGTTGAAGCCGATTACTACATTAATACAATATTACCATTAATAAAATAGTTAAAAGGGCACTCAATTCAAGATGAACTGGGTGCCCTTATTGTTATGTATACAACTTATCGAGTTACTCTTTTCCAATATTATTTTCCTCACACCATTTCTTGATATCATCAATTTTCACAAACCCCTCATTTACGCAGTCTGCTTTGTAAAACAATCTACCTAGAAATCTGTTAATTCTTATTGCTCCGAAACCAAATTCATCATTAAGCGTTTGGGCTATCATATATGTAAGTTTCATCATGGCTTCATCTATTGCATCGCTTTTAGCTTTATCGATGATAGGCTGTACATATGCTATGATCTGCTTTTCGGTAAAATTGTATGTTGGTTCTTTTTGATGTTGCACGCGTCTTAATTCAGCTCTTTTGCTCAATAGATTTCACTTCACTTTCTAATCTAAATTTTACAGCTTCCCATAAGGCATCACACAATTCTTCATGCTTAAAGACATGTTCATCATAATCACTGCATCCAAATCCGTTAACTAATCTAACTGTAAATCCTGTATCTTTAAAATTTGGCTCTATGAATATAAGCGACTTCCTTCTTAGTATTTCAATCATCTTGCCAATCGTAAGCGATTCAGCGTTATATGTTGTATAATCAGGATAACCTTGTATTGCCCATATTAATAATTCGCCCCTATTTCCATCTAATGATAAAAATTCTTCTACTGTTATATGTTGCTTCACTCTTCATTATCCTCGCTTTCATCATAATCCTCTTTGTAGTTTTCGTAGGCCTCATCACAATGACTACCTTCACACATTATAGGCTCACCACCGTAGCAATGAACTCCACGTAATTCACTAGGCAGTGGACAATGTTCACATAATTCTTCTTCTAATTCTTCCATTGACTTCATTTCGTTACTCCTTTCGCATTCATATAAGGCGATTCAAGCTGTTAATTGTTCCACCCTTACAATGTATCGAATTATTGCTTGTGTCTTAAATTAGGCTTTAATTATGCAATAATACGATACTTTTAAGGCATGGCGATTTCGTACTAATGCGTATCTGCATCTTCTTCTCTTTGTTCAACTTCACTACTACCACATATAGGGCATTCATCTTCACTATTTATGAAATAACCACATTTAGCACATTTCGTATAAGTCATTCCTTCCATGATTCATTACCTCACTTTAGTTTTCTGCTATATCAGCATATTTTCTTTTGCCCATTCATAAGATTCTTTTGCTGAAGGGCAAGTTTCAGGGTTAACATCTTCATTTGTACATTTATTTTCTGTCCATACTTCACTTTCTTTATTAAATTCACAATCATTCCAATTGCATAATCCATTAGTTAAAAATTCTTCTACACTTGCTTTCTTTTTCAAACCCTTCACTCCTTAGCACTTATTTTCTTACGCTTGATATTTATTAAACAGCTCTCCAATAGTCATGTTATTAATAGCAGCCAGATCTACAACTAAAGCACAAACGTTTCTGGGCTGACTAGCTCCAATTTCACTACCAAGATATTGAAGTAAATTATCATACTTTCTTTCCTCCCAATAACGTTCATCGGGCTTAACTGATTTATTTTCTTCTAAAAGGTCTAACCTGCCTTGTCCGTCCCATGCTTGGATATAATGATGATTTACGTTGAATCTAGAAATAGGATTACACATATTAGAACCTACAGCGCTTCTCCACCAACCCCATTCATCTTTCCAATCACCTTCACTCATGTTACACAGAATGATATGATCTTCATCTGATAATTCCCATACCTGAGTTTTATCATCAAGAAGTGTAGAACCTTCATAAGTCTTTTTTGCTATTATGTTTAAATCTACAAAAGCTCTTTCTAAATCTCCACCTAAAATTTCTTTCATATTGCTTCCCTTTCCCGTTATAACGGAATAGTTTTCATTATTAATATTAAAACGGTAAATCGTCATCGTCTGCAAACTCTTGACTTACTGGAATAAACTTTTCTGAACTAGGTGGTAGAGTAGATTGATTATTGCTGCTTTGATTGTTATTTTCACTAGACCTTTTACTTTCTGCAAAATGCTGTTCTTCCACTATTACATCCGTGCTCCATTTCTTAACGCCATCTTTATCATCATATGTACTTACTTGTAGATGCCCTACTATTGCAACTTGCTGACCCTTCTTGAAATATTTTTCAGCAAACTCACCACGTTTACCAAAGGCTACTACATTAATAAAATCAGCATCAGGCTCTCCTTGCTTCTTATATCCCCGATTGACTGCTAATGTATATTTGGCTATTGCCATAGGTTCAGCAGCTTGAGAATATCTCATTTCGGGATCCTTAGTAAGACGTCCCATCAACATTACCTTATTCATAAAATTTCCTCCTAATTTACCAATTATAGTAATAAACTATTTTCATTAATATCAAAGTAATCCATAACACTATCGAATATACGATTAATGCTTTTTGAGTTTTTCTTAAGTCCATAAACATCATACCCCCGGTATAATCTGCTTTCTATGTACATTCAGTAACCATTCAGGAGCTTCCACAAATTCAAATTCACCTGGCTTTACTCCTAAAGCTTCACCGTTTTCACAGATACCACAAATTGCACCGTTTTTATTTGTTGTAGCCTCATACTCCATACCACTCCGAAGGATTGTTCCTGGCTTTGCTGATATAAGCCCAAGAAAAAAATCTGGTCTTACATTTTGTAACATACGAATTTTTATTTTATCCATGATTCTCCTTTGCCCTTTTAAGACTTGTAATATTACCACCAAGTATCAAACATGTGTGATTCCTTCAATGCATCTTGTCTAACTTCAAATGGTAATATTGATGTTTTTGTTGGCACACCTATTTCTTCCGTAATTAATACCCACCCATATAATAAAGGCTTACCGGTCAATGATTCATCTTCAAATTTATATATCTTAAACTCACTTGTGACCCTTGTAGCTCCATCAATATATTCATTGGATACACCTATAAATACAGGCTTTAACAAATGCGAATTGTCTAATGGAAGTCGTTTTAATCTGTCTAAATAATAATCGTCTATATCATGGTATATAACTGCCATAGAAATCTCCTTTCTTATTTCAAACCTTCTGGCCATTCCTGAATGAAGTCTTGACCCATTAATTCTTTAAGACTTCCTTTCATGAAGACGGGGACACTAGCAACCTTGCATTGTTCAACAATCTTTTCAATCCATTCACGCTTTGGAATTACCTTCCCTTTGCGTTTACCACTTTCTGCTCCAACAATAACCCATTTTATCTTCCTGAATTCACCACAGTCAAAAAAATAACATGCTTTTCCATTTAAAATATCCACAAAAGCTTTATCCACATCAATTTTTGTTAGATCAATACTTTCAAATATTGGCTCGATGCTTAAAAACAAGTTGCCTTGTACGCCTGCTAATCCTAAAATCCTATCTGATAAATCCTTTTGAGTGTTAATAGATGTTCCAAACCAAAAGTTATTTTTATGGTTTTCAAATATTCCATTATAAATGTAAGATGTCATAGGAATTTTAGTCGGATTTTTACTCAAAAACAAATATGTATGTTGTGGAGCTGAAGCACAGGCATTAAACACTTCCTTAATCCAAGAATCAGGAACCCATTCACCGAATAAATCTGTCATGCTTCCAACAAATATCTTTTGTGGCTTGGCCTTTAGCTTCGGTTCTTCTAGTCGGTACTTATGAAATGTTGGTCTGAAACTGAATGGGTATGGAAATGGTTGCTTTGTTTCAAGATTATACACTTGAGAATTTAACGCAATGCACTCTCCATTATTTTCGTAATTAGCTCCTTCTTTATAATCAAAAAAGAATTCTAAACCCGTTTTAATCTCTTCAATTGTTACATTACCCTTAATGTTTCCAAACCTATTAGCTATTCCTCTTGCGTAACAGTATGGGCAATTATATAGGCATCCCGTTACTGGATTAAACGTCATGTCGCACCAGTCGATTTTTGTTTTATTCATCTACTTCACCTTCACTTTCATGATTTTCCATGTGTTCAATCAATTCATTTACTGCAGCAAGATAACCTTTTCGGTATTGTGTTTCTTCAACTCCATAAGCATCTTCTAAGAGGTATTCTGCCTCGGCTTGCATATCATATAATTTATTTAACAACGTTATCACCTTCACTTTCATGCTTCTCGATCTTTTCGAATTCTATTACCCATACCCAAGGATTATCAGACCAGTTCTTATAAATTGCATCCCATGTGAACATAAATCCTATTATAGGTGGTTCTTGCCATCCCGTGTTGTAGCAATCAGTACAGGCGTACGCCATACCTTTGCAACTGCATTCAACACCTGTAAATCCTTCTTTTATGGCTCCATCGTTGGTAATGTCTTGCAATCGTTCAACCCTAACATCAGTTACCTTCAAAAATATTCTTGCTGCTTCTTTTGGCATATGTATGGATGGTCTCCATGTAGGTTGTTTGCCCCATACTAAACAATCAGGATTATCGTTGTCTGCTTTATATCGCAGTATTAAATCATCATCAATTAGCCATGTTTCACGAACATAACGGATATCACCTTTTTGATATGGTGGCTTCAAGTAATCTACTATTTCATCCATCGTTTGATTTGCGTAATTACCACCGTCGGCAAATAATAAATACAATCCATTATCCTGAATTTGAACATACTTAGGTAGTTTTAATGGTCTTCTGGTATTAGTTTTTATGTCCTTAAGAATGGCTTTAACCATTTCTGTATTAAATAATATTGGTTTCAATTTTTTTCGCGCTCCTGTTCTTCTTTTTCTTGGCTCTCAGCCCATTCACGATAGTAACCATCTGAACCATGATCTATATCTCCATAGCACATACTACAAGTTGACTGACCTTCAGGTATTGGAGAACCACAACATCTACAATTATTCAAATTTATCACACTCCTTTTAGGCAACTGCACATCTTTGGTGCTCTATTTGTAGCATTACGTTACTAACTTTTGCATATACGTTAGTTGTCTTTGGGTCACTGTGTCCCAACAATTCTTGTATTACTCTAAGCGAAGCTCCATTTTTTAACATCATTGTAGCAAAGGTATGACGCATTAGGTGTGGATGTAAATGCAATTCGCTTCTCTTTCCAATTTTGTTAAACACACCTTCTATTGCTCTAGATCCAATAGGTTTAAATAAACCCGTTTTTCGGTCCATGCGATCAGATACGAAAATATAATCTGACTTATCCTTGCGACCATTTATGTACATTTTTAGATACATCATTGCCTTTTCATTTAAAAACACAAACCTTTCCTTATCGCCTTTTCCTATAACCTTAATAGCGTTATTCTTGATATCAGTGAGTTTCAAACCGATAACCTCGGATACACGACATCCGGTAGATAAATAAAACTCTATAAAGGCTCGTTCTCGTGCATCTACACAAGCATTTCTAGATAGTTCAAGTTGCTCAACAGTAAGTCCCTCTCTCAATCGTTTCGGTTGCTTAGGTGTCGCAACTTTTTTCGCCGGATTCTTTGAAATGTATTCTTCATCATGTAACCAACCAAAGAATGACTTTAAACAATATATCTTCGTCTCTTTTGTGCTAGATTTTATCGTATCTCCAAACGCATCAATATAAATCCGTATGTCTGTAGTGGTAATTTGCGCAACTGGTTTGTATACATTTTCAGCAAAGTGTCTGATTATATAAGCATAATTTTCTAATGTATCTTTTGCTGTTCCTTCAAGCCTTTTACAGGCACAAAAGATTTTAAAGTGATCAGGTATATCGGTGGTAACACAAAGGGCGGTAGACTTTGTACTGATATTATAGCCATCTAATACCCTTTCAATTGCTAGACTAGCTCTATTCTCATCCATTTGAACTCCTGCTTTTTTTAATGATTCCAATAGCTTGATAATTACCTCAGTCATAGTTTTGCTCCTCCATTGTTTTAATCGTAGGGATTTGATTTGAAATAGTCTTCAAAACTAATTTGTTTTTCTACAGTTACATCGTCTATATCCATACATTCATTGTAAATAGACTCTAAGCTTTTCTTGTTTTTCCATGTGTGCTGTAGCCTTATTTCTGCATCAATAAATTTCCTCATTTGCTCTGGGTATCGCTTTATATTTTCAATAGCATGCTTGTCTGACATAAACATGCATCCCATACAACTACACCTGCCCAAATATTCATAACAAAAATGTGGTTCTAAATGTAATTCTTTACCCTGTTCAAACATCTTACCTTTTTCATAATCTAGGCATGGTCTATGCCAATGGCAAATAAAATCCGCAACCCTTTTTGTTCTTAGTGTAGTAGAATGATACTCTGTTTCAGGTAGTCTTGACCTGCTTTTACTTTCATCTCTTCTTTCACCGCTTATGAACAAACATTTATTACCCAATATGCTGCGATTTGCTCTAATCCATTTATCCGTTACCCCTGTTTTTAAATATGCAGTGCACCATCGGTTCTTCATGTCTGGCCACATTAATCTCTCTGTAAGAAGCAGTTCAAGAAATCCCTTTGGATGCTGTAACATAACTGGCTTAATGCCCATAAAACTTGCAGTCTTATAAAACATTTGAATATTCTCAGGGTACTCAAACCCTGTATCGCAATACAACAAAAACATCTTAGTCTTATCAAAGTTTTTTAGCGCCCAGTACAATGCACCTGTGCTATCAATACCATTACTATAACTTACGATTATGCTTGTATAATCGCTATGTAACCCTTCTTCAACGATTATATTTGTCTTTGCCAATTTCTCGCCTTCTTTCTAGTACGGAAATGTTTTCTTGGTAGGGACATTAATGTCCTTCGCACTTATTTTCATTTAGAATAACTTTAATATCTTAATTACGTTTTCCAAGTTAAGTTCTACACCATTCCCATTGAAATACATGAGCTTTTGAGCTAACCAATCTTTATAGTTTTCAACATCAGTTTTAATGGCTACCCCATGTTTTTGACTGTAGCATTTAGCACATAACCAAGGTGAAGAGTTGGTAATTGATGCGTTGCTTTCATCAACATATTGATAGGCACTACAACTGCAAATTGATTTACCACAGCACTCACATTTACCTGTAAACTTTCGTGGCTTTGTTCTGCTTGATACAATTTCTCTATGAGCTTTACGCATGGCATCCTCCTTCGTACTTAGTTTTATTTTACGCAAATCTTAATTGTGATTGGCTTGTATCAATTTTCATATTCGGAGCTCGTTCACCAGTTTTTAAATAACTACAATTTGCTCCAACTAATACTTTTGCCATTTGAGGACATACACTGTTACCAACTCTTGCTACTTGCTTTGCTATTGGATAAGCTCTACCTGTATAATCCATATCAATTATGTAATCATTAGGAAATCCTTGTGCCTTAAAAAGTTCATTAGGTGTCAACATTCTGAGCGTGATATCTACAATCACATAATCTATACCGTAAATAGTTACCAGTGCAAACCTATCTTTTGTGACTATTGTATGTAACGGTTCATCTAATGATTGTCCAACACCTTGACTATAGTATTGAATAATAAAGCTTGCTACCATATTGCACTTTTCACGAAACTCGCTTCTAACCTCTTCTTTCTCAACCATTAAAATTCTTACATCTCCAAAATGCCCAGCAGATGTTGTTATAGTATGTAGTGGCTCAGTAACCTCTTGACCTGTTCCACTCTTATAGAATTTTGTTAGGAATACACCCATTAATGCATTGTGATCTTTTGATGTTATTGTATGGATTGGTTCATCAACTCCACTACCTGATCCTTTATAAGTGCCACCATAGTATTTTGACAAGAAGCAGGATGCTAGTGCATATCTTGGGCTTGCATCAATCGTCATTATTGGTTCTTTAACTTCATATGCCCTTACTGAGTCTTTGGACGTTTCTGAATGATACTGTATCAAAATTGGAGATGCTAAATAATGTTTTCCACTAGATACAATTGTTCCTAATGGTTCTTCAACACTATTCGTTCTTGGCAGTTGCCCTTTACGTTCTCCATAACCAATTGGAATCATGTGAGGCGTTACTAAGCAATGTTCATTCTTTGTAACAATCGTTGTCAGAGGTTCATGGATAGTCTTGTTTCTCTCCTTAGTAAATCCAGCTTGTCCAATTTGCATTATGAAAGGTTCTGGATTATTAAATACAAACTTATCCATACCTCTTCCTATACGATTCATTGTGTTTTCTGCTAATGGTTTTTTACGTCCGAATATGGATTTTCCTAAATCAGAAAAGTCTAATACCGTTGATACAGGAACCCATTTTTCTAATCCATTTTCACCAGTTTTTGAATGCGTTGGTACTGGCCAAACAATAGGTTTTCCATCGCACCGTGCAATCATATACCACCGTTTTCTAGTTGTAGGCGTACCATAATCAGCTGCTATTAGTTCTCTCCACTGGACTGAATAACCTAATTTCCGAAGTTTTCTAATGAATTGGTTGAATGTTTCACCTTTTCTTTTAGCAATTGGTATTCCTTTTTTATTAAGTGGCCCCCATGTTTGAATCTCTTCAACGTTTTCTGCTATAATTACATCAGGTCTCACATGCCTAGCCCACTTTACAATAGCAAAAGGTAATGATCTAATATTTTTATCTTTTGGTTTTCCACCTTTGGCCTTACTGAAATGCTTACAATCTGGAGAAGCCCATAATAAGCCAACTTGTCTACCTTTTGTTACTTCCAATGGACTTACATCCCATATATCTTCTAGTAAATGTTGTGAATGTGGATGATTTGTTTTATGCATTAATATTGCATCCATATCATGATTGATCGCTATGTCAACCTCCCTACCAGTGGACATTTCAATTCCAACTGAGGCGCCACCACCACCCGAGAATATATCTACTATAAGTTTTGCTATTTCTTTCATGTCTCACGCTCCTAACATAATTTTAATTGAACTTCTTTAATCCTATTACTAGCTAGGTCGATATACTTTGAGTTTAATTCGATTCCTAAGTAATTTCTCCCATTTTCAATAGCCACCTTTGCAACTGTTCCTGAACCTATAAAAGGATCTAGTACTATACCATCAATAGGGCATCCTGCTAATATGCAAGGTTCTATTAGCTTCTCAGGGAATGTAGCAAAGTGCGCTTCCTTATTATGAGCTGTTGCTATATTCCAAACCGATCGCTTATTACGAAATTCTCTTCTTTCAGCCACAGCTACCGATGGTGTTCCCCTGTTTTCACTTTCGTTAGGAAGCCCTACTGGCTTAATTCCCCAGTTGCCAGGCCCACGCTTCCCATTATTTAAATTACCAATAACACCTTCACTACCTCTTGGTGGATTAGCGTCACCATTAATGCAATTCTCCATAATTACTTCAAAGTCATAATAATACTTCTTTGATTTAGCTAATAGAAAAATATATTCGAAAGATGAAGTTGGTCTATCTTTTACAGCTTCAGGCATGCAATTTGGCTTTTCCCAAATTATATCCTTTCTTAGATACCATCCATCAGCCCTTAGTGCAAATGCAACCATCCATGGAATGCCTACTAAATCTTTTTCTTTTAGTCCTTCCGGAACTTTTGGTATCTTGCATTGTGGACTTTCTTTAGTAGCAACATATAATTCTTTTTGCCCTTTATCATATTCCCATTGTCCTTTTCCACTGCCTGCATATGAATCACCAATAACAAGCCATAAAGTTCCATCATCTTTTAGGACTCTTTTTACTTCTCTAAACACGGACACAATCTTTTCAACGTATTCTTCAGGAGTATCTTCTAATCCAATTTGTCCATCAACTTCATAATCTCTAAGTCCCCAATATGGTGGGGAAGTTACACTGCAATTTATTGATTTCTCAGGAATTAACTTTAATTGCTCAAGACAATCGCCAAGGAATATTTTATTTTTGATTTGATCAACCGAATAATATGATTTATCTTCTATAATTCCAACATCACCAAGCTTTTCTCTCAAACTGCTGAATGAACTTAAATATCTATCAGCATCTTCATGCCTTCTCATTTCAACATATTTAAGATCTTCAATTGACTTTATCAACTCTTTAACATAGCCTAATACATTGTTCAAGATCTCTTTTTGGCCACTGTCTAGGACCTCTGTATTCACCTTAAGTAGGTAACGATAATTATCATTATTCTCATATAAACTCAAAGACTTTTTAGCATTAGCAAGAATCTCGTTTTTTCTAGCCATGTATTTAGGGTCAACCTCATCAGGGACAGTCCAAAAATATTCAGATGGCAGCTCAACTTTATTGATTTCACAAAAGTACTCAATCTTGCTTTTGAAGTAGAACATATGATTTCTAACGATATTTGCACCACTGCCGTCTTCCCAATTTGGGTCTTTGGTACCTATTGTCAATATTATCTTGTGTCTCTCAAATCGCTCTTTAAGTTGACTAACTAAGTCTTCTAGTTTAACCTTTTCTTCTGCCATTACCTCACACTCCTAAGAAATCTGCTATTGTCATCTGCCCATTTCCTTCATAAGGAACACCTATATACTTCAAAACTTCTTTCATACCTAACTGATTCATACAGTACTTATACTGATTTGGATGCGATATTTCCATTCTTTGAAATCTATTTGGTTCACTTTCGAGATGAACGCCAAATGCACAAAACATACACCCCGTCCTTGGCTCACCTGTTAAAATGTATTTCCCATTACTTTCAATAATATCTCCATAGATACTAGATATTTTTAGACCATTTTCAACTACGTATCTCAATGCATCTTGCTTTGTCCAGAATCCCAATGGCTGACTCTTTATAGTTGAGCCATCATAAACATTACATCCTGTCCTGTTGTATTTGCGCTCTCTCATATAGCCTTCATCTTGAGTAATCCCAATAAATGGATATCTTCCAGTTTCCTTATGATATTTTTTGAATGGTGTTTTCTTCATGATGTCGCAACATTTTTCAGATGTATCAAATGGAGCATCTATCAAAAATTTCCAACAATTAGAAAGCTTACCTAACTTACCCCTTTCATCACCATTCATTAAATAATTTCTGTACTTATCTGATAAATTTCCATGCCTTAACTTTCTGATTTTAGCTGCAGTTTCTTTACTTATTAGAGGATATCCATCTTCTTTAACAACTTTGTCATATCGTTTATCAGGTTTAATGGTTGTTACATCATCATAAGTATTAACGAATTTCACTATTTCGGGATATTCTAATCCTGTATTGCAAAATACCAAAGGCACTTTATTTCCCAATTCTTCTTGAATTATGTGTGCCATAACGGTGCTATCTAGTCCACCTGAGAAGCTTATGTATACATCTCCTTCCCAATGCTCATACCAATCACGTATCCTTCTTTTTGACAGATATAATTTCATATCTTTTGGAAGAAACTTTCTTTGATGAAATTCGTATTGTTGAAGCTTCAGTTCATAATCCTGTATGTACATTTCTCCCGCTCCTTAAATCATTCTTTAGGGCTGTAATACTTTAATAACTTCAAATCAAATCCACTTACAATGAAGTCTGTGCATTTTGTTTCGTTAGAACCATTACCAAATTCAGTGTATATAGCCTCCATCTGTTCAAAATTGAAATCAGTACCAAGAAATTCATTCACTGCATATAAATGCTTTCTTTGCAATCCAATTGGCACTCCTTTAATACATGATCTAGAAACGTATTCAATCATTTTTCTTTTGAACTCCAACTCCGTTTCGATATTGTCAAGTCTGAAATAGATGTTGTTTTTGCGTTCTACAATCAATTCTAAATTCATGTTTACAAATGCTGATGGGAACAGTGGTTTTATTCTTTTTAAGCATTCTTCGATTTGCTTTGTCATAATTTAATATCCTTTCTCCGAACTGGAAATGTTATTTAAAATAATGTCATCTGCTCACTTTGAGCCTTTACCCATGGTTCATATTTGCTAAATGGAACGTTCTTAAAGAAATGGCCATTAACCCATCTTGCAAAATGTTTAAGTCTTAAACTATTTGCTTCATTTTTATTAAAAATCATGACATATGGTGTGATTCCTAACTCATGTATTTTCCATAGGCGATAGTTGTCTTCTTCAAAGCTTGTATCAAATCCAACCAACATAAAACACAAATGGGTATAAGGTTTAATTTGTTTACTAAGTATCTTTATTCCCTCAAAAACAATGTTCTCATATTTCATTAAATCCCATGCGTAATGGACGCTTCTAAGGTGCTTGATACTTGCTAAGGCTTCGGCTTTCTCAGGTGTCATTAACCTAACATCAATACCTTGAGTAATATCTACAATCAAATCACGTTCCTTAATCTCTTTGCACTTATCAATCATAAATGGATCCGCTGTAAAATTATTGTCTAGCAATGTAATCACTTTTGATCTAGGATTAATAATATCCTTAATCTCTGCCACCTGATGGAACTTACCCTCTTTCTCTGGAACAAAGCAGAACGCACAATTTCTAACACAACCTCTAGACGTAAATCCAATACCCATTTTGGAAAGAACTTTAGCTTTTTCATGCCTTGAATGTTTTGTCATAATGCCTTTGGTTCGCTTTTCAAGGAACTCAACTGAATATAGATCATAATCTGGACTGCATTTTTCAATTGCATCAGGTAATTTTTTATAAATATCCCAACCGGTACCACCAAATTCTATATTGGGATAGATATATTTAAGCTTTTCTGCTTTTGCTTTATTCCATGTGAAGAGAACTGAGCAGAACACCTTATCAAAATTACCTTTTGCGTATTGATTAAGTAAAACAACCATGTACCCAAGAGCTTTATAATATGTAGATAACTTCATTAATGCTAAGTTTGGTATCTTACCATCAAAATCAATTAATGCTATTGTTTTCATGTGTCACCTTCTTAATTAATTTGCTTTTCTCTACCATTTAATGCCATCCATTTTCGTTGATATTGCTTTTTCCTATCAACCTTGCACTTATCACACATATTTTCCTTATATCGCTTTAAAATTGTAGCACCACATCTTCTGCAGTATTGGGGCTGTATTCTATAAAAACTCGTGCACGCATCACAATTTGATTCACCTGCAGTACATCCGTTATCCCAGTTCATGCAGAGTTCTCTTTGCCAATAATCATGATCGTCATAATGATTACATATTCGAGCTTTAAGTAATAAAACCAACTTGGTCATATCCTCTTTTACTTGTTCTTTTTCTTCGGTATTCAAAAGTCTATGTGATATCTTTCTTTCTGGTCTACCATCACCCCAAGCGCCATTTCCAATCAATCTCGAAACTTTATCCAAGTCCTCGGTAAGATACATATTATAAACCTTACCTCTGATTGCTTTTACTGACTTGTTAAGTTCATCTAGCATCATTTCATAATTAAATCTTTGCTTAATCATTTCTCCAAGTCTAAGACATTCATCATTAGTCCATTTCGTGTGAGTATCTGCCTTTAAAGGACGTTCGATTAAATTCAAATCGCATATTCTTCGCTGTATTGCACCCTCGGTCCTGTTCAACTTAAGAGCAATTTCGCTGTATGTGTACCTAAATTGTTTAACCAATACCTTAAGCTTTT